CTCTGCCTTGTCTAAATTACTCTGAATCTTAACCCTCATATCTCTCATCTCATCATACTCTTTCTGTATGTCTTGCATTCGAGAGATCTTCTTAGTAAATTCATCAACCTCGTCATGGTTCTCTTCCATTCGAGTATTAATTTCACCTATTCTCCTCTCCATCTTTGCTTTATGAGACCCACTCATCTTCTCCATGTTAGAGATGGTCTTACGTTGTAACTCCATACTCCTCTCTGACATCGCTAAGTCATGCTCACAGTCCTTAAGGGTCTCTCTCGCATCTTTCATACGATCCTTAAGGATGTTATTCATTCTTGAGAAGATCTGGATGTCCAATAGATCTTCGATAACCTCTCTCCTGACACTTGCTCCGAGTTGCATGAAGGGGACAAATGTGGATGAACCAAGGATGACGACCTGTGTGAAACTCTTGAAGTTAAATTTAAGTATTGATTGCTCAAGGTACTTCTGCTGATCTTTGGAAGCAGCGTCTTGGTCAAGTAGTTTACCGTTTCTATGAATCTCAAATACATTTGGTTTGATACCTCTAATAACTTTATACTGGACTCCACCAATCCTAAACTCTATCTCTACTACCGTCTCTCTTTCATTGATACTATTTACCAACTGACTCTTACTAATCTTCCTGAATGGTTTGTTAAACAAAACAAAGCACAGGGCATCTAACATTGTAGACTTCCCTGCACCGTTTGCACCAACTACTAGGTGCGATTGTGAGTCTGTTATTTTCACATGAGTGAAAGAATTACCTGTCGATAAGAAATTCTTCCAACGAATATCATCAAATACGATCATTCATCTTGTGGTGGCGGTACAACTAATTCATCTGGTGTGATAATGCTAAAAGCATATCCATGCATTGTGCAGTTTTCTTTGACTTGCTCCTCTTCTATCTCAGTGACAGATAGTTTACGAGGATAGTCATCTGCTAACAGCATATCATAATAACGTACCGCATCATGCTTGTCAAGAAATATTTGTACAACCCTTTCCTTACGGTCATCATCTCTCACAGCATATACACCACCAGTCCTCTTGTCAAGTAAGACAAACATGGGGTTGGTCATACGACAGATGCCTCCATATAAAGTGACTTTAATATTTTAAATATATCATGGCTATTATCAAAGTCAGAAACACATTGCTCTAGTATGCTCAATGTATCTTCTACTTCAACATCATCATCAACATCATCCAATTCATATGAGTTATCCTCAATGATCTTGAGGTCTGCCAAGTCAGCAGCTTGTAGTCTGCGTACTATGCTATCAAATTTAACTTGATCTAGTTTAGATTCAACTATCAATTTAACATATTGTCCTTCAAGTTTTTTGATTGCAACAGGTGACAAAGTTATATCATCATTATAATAGATCTTTGTAAATGTATTGTAAGGATTCTTATAGAATTTTAATTTACCTGTATTAGTATTTAGTATGTGAAACCCACGATCTTGACCGTAATCATTCCAGTATAGTTGACATGGGTTACCTAGGTAATGAATGTTTGCTTTAGTACTCTTGACATGATAGTGTCCAGTGCATACAGTTTTGAATTTCGACAATGGAGTTGGATCATCTCCATGTGTCATAGTATATCCAGGTATAGGATCAAACCCGTTCAATTCAAAGTGACCCATGCAATATTGAGCATCAGTATCTTGTATTGCTTCCCAACATGCTTCCCTATTCTCATCACAGATCCAAGGGACAAGCATCATTTTTACGCCCCCAATTGCCCTCTCACCTGGACAATAAATGATCTCAATATTATCAAACTCCCCAAGAAGAAGCTCAGGGGAATTAACACGGAGAGTATTTTTGAAATAGATGTCATGGTTACCTAGTAAAATAGTCTGTTTAATTCCTCTATCTTGTAGGGGTCTAAACCACATCTCTTTAGCTGCCTCTAGGGAGGAGAAATTAACTCCCTTCCTTCTATCGAATGTGTCACCTAGGTTTAGTACCTCTGTGATACCTTCCTTATCTATAGTTGGTAGTACTTTCTCAGTATAAAATTTTCTATATCTCTCAACGTAATGCTGATTATCATTTCTCACACCGAAATGCTGATCAGTTATCAATAAGACTTTCATAATTTACTGACGCATATTTGTTTCGATACGGCCCTTAATGCTATTCATCTCAGAATGATCATCATTATTATCTGAGTGGAAGACTTGCTCATACCCACTCTTCTCTATTAATTTGTCTCTTATATCCATCTGCCTTTTCTCTTTTGCAATACGTCTGAGAAAAGCATAGTAAATTATTTGTGTAAAATATGCGAAAGGATTCTTTGACTTAGCTGGATCAAAGTTATCAATATACTGGACACAGTTTTCGACTCCATCAGATATCATGTCCTCTTTAAACATGTAGTTGATAAAGTTAGGTCTGTAACTTAAGTGTGTTGCGATCTTTAGAAAACACTCCGCTAAGTAATGCGTTATACGTGGTTTCGGTTGATCATTTAATTTCGCTGAATCAACTTCCTGACGATACTTAGTAATCTCTTCCAGGAACTTTTTATTATCAACGTAATGTTGTTTCCTTTTAGAAGCCATTACATTTGCCATATGATTAACTCACCTGAATCCATTATATTTGATTAAGGTAGCGGTGTCAAGCTTGAGTACGTTTCCAGAAATCTTCTAACTTCTTTCTTGCATCAGATACCTTACCTACATATCCCATTCCAGGATTGACTGGGATTTCTATATCAGTTTTATTACCACCCTTCTCTTTCCTTACCCATAGTTTATACATGAGTACGGATTCCATAGACATAGGTGCAACAGTGCAAATGTCTTCTTCAGATATCATATAAAAATCTTCATCAGAAAACATCATCCACTTTATTAAACCTACTGCTAGTCCTGCTTGTCCTTCCTTCTCAACTTGATGTGTCTGAGGTGTAGCAGGGTCTGACACAAAGAACTGTGTTAAACCTGGCATCCTATCATCTTCAGACGCTATCATTGAACCGAGGATGGTTTCACCAGACCTCAGCTTTATCACACCATAGAATTCTTGCTCATGTTTAATATAATTAATAGTCATTTCTTTAAGTTGACTTTAGTTATCTCATAATCAAAACTCTCTTCATCATATATTTTCATCCTCTCTACGAGGTGCTTGTAGGTATAGTTGTATTGGGCACCTTTAGAGCAGTCATCAGCAATATCATATAATACTGCCTGTGCTTTATTGTCACCCTTCCTTAATACTCTACCAATCGACTGGAGATTCCTTACCCTAGACTTACTAGGAGATGCGAAGATAACATTGTGTAGGTTACGAATGTTGATACCAGTTGAGAAAGTTCCGTATGATGCTAATATTATAGCATCTTTTTGAGTTTCGCAAATGTTACGAGCCTCTTCCCTTTCAACAGCATCTACACCACCATGAATAAAAAAGACCTTGCGGTCCTTATTTACTTTACTATTTAGCATTTCCCACAGTGGTTCTCCGTGTTTCTCTATGTAATTAAAGAGTACCAGAGTGTTTCCTTCTAGATCTAGTGCCAGATTTGTAATAAAATTACTACGTTTGGTGTGCATGCATAGATATTCCATCTCCTGTTGATAGTAATCGAAGGGTACCCAACCATGTTTGAGTAGTAATATCCGCACCTTAAGAGGTGTGAGATGTCCCTCCTGCATTAGGTCTACGGTTTTCGTTACCCTATCAACCCTACCAAATAGTCCTTCAAGGACTAACTGGTGTGTCTCCATACCATCTAAAGTACCTGTTAATCCAACCCTATACTTCGCATCATGACACTTCGTAAGGATACCTGTGAGTGATTTAGCTTTATACAGATGTGCTTCATCCCCGATAATGACATCAAAACGTTCAAAGAACTTCTTGGGTTCCTTATAAATGCTCTGCCAAGTGCTAATAACGACTGGATTATCAACATACTTCTCTTCTCCACCAACTATCTTGTGACAATAATGCCCGACATTCCAACCATAATCTATAAAATCCTTATACAATTGTTCTACAAGAGAAATAGTAGGAACAATGATTAATATCTCCCTATTCTTAAGTAAGTGCCACCTTACTAGGGAGTAGATGATGAGGGACTTTCCTGATCCCGTGGGGGATAGTAGAAGTTTGCGACGAAATTTAATCGCTTGGTAAACTCCTCGGAGCTGGTAATCCCTGATTCTAAATGGAAGCCTAAGAGAACGAATAAAAGCTGCTGTGCCTTCAGGTGTAACATTCTCATCTACCTCGTCTGGTCTACCGAAATATTTATCTTCGATGACCTCATATCTGTATCCTTTCTGCTCTAGATAATCTGTAAGATAATCATAGAGACCAACATATAACTCACCAGTACCAGGAGAATACAAACGTATCTTACCGTCCCAGACTCTGCGTTTAAATGCTGGTGTAAACTTTGCATGTGGTACTTCAAAGCAAAAGTGTTCGCTCAACTCCTTATGGATGTGTTGCTCACCCTCTACCTTAAGAAATACTTCATTCTTTTTACTTATACGGAGGTCCATTAAACCAAGCCACCAATGATTTACGTGTTCCTTGGGTTACAGGTCTGACTCTATGATATGCAATAGATTCAAAGAACACAGAGACACCAGGCATGGGTTTGAATGTGTCGTAACGAGGACGGCCACCCTTATCGCCTGGTTTTCTTATCTCTATGTCTAATTCTCCACCTTCATAATCATCATTCAACATATATGACATGCTGATCTTTCTTATGGTACCTTTGGGATTAGTAATAGTATTATGCTGATCTAAATGCCAGTCATAAAAACCACCTACACCGTAGTGTCCTAGTTGTATTGGCTCTACTGAATCTATATTAAGATTCCAACCACATACATGGTTGATTTCTAGTGCCATAGACAACATCCCTTCAAGTAACTCTGGATCATCCAACCATGCGATATCAGTCTTTCTAGTTTCTGATAACTCATTGTTTTGGAGTGTACCTGTTTCCCATGTCAATTTACTAGATGATATGATTTCATTAATTTTATCAACTGTCTCGTCTTTAAACTCAGCAACTTGATATAGTTTTCCGTAATTCATCTAATACCATAATACTTGACAATCTCGATAGTATTCTTAATATCAAATCCTCTATTGTGGATCTGTTTAAGTATCCTATCAATAGAATTTATACAAGTTTCTAGGTAGTCTTTTTTCTG